GCTTGAAGACAATTGCTCGCTTTGGTGAGAAGAATGATAAAGCTCGTGAGATTAAAGCTTTGTACAATCAAGCTAAAGCCCTTGCACGTATTTATGATGTAGAGCTATGAGTAAGCCTCAGTTAGCAGTTGATTGCGATAATACAGTTGTGTTCATGGACTGGCAAGGATGGCAAAATGCTCAGGACGAGCTTTATGAACATGATCCATTAGATTACTGGCGTTCATCCACTCTCTATGATAATTTACAACCAATGCACGGAGCTGTTGAAACTCTTGAGGCTTTGTCTGAACACTTTGATATTGTGTTTGTATCACGTCTCAAAGGTGATCACCACCGTTCAAAAGTGTATTTCTTGAAGAAGTGGTTTCCTTTCATGAAGGGTTTTGTTGGAACACATGAGAAGTGGTTGCTTACTGATAGTTTCTGTGCTTTAATTGATGATGACTGGAATAACTTATCTAAGTTTCCAGAAGGAAAGAGAGTGTTATTTGGCAGCCATAACATTGAAGCAGATCATTGCTTCTGGTTCTGGAAGCAACATGTTGTAGATAAATTGTGTGAGATGTATTGTAATTAATTCCTAGGAGGAAAAGTGAAAGATTTAGTAAACTTGTTGGAACAAGCAATTAGTTTTAATTACCGTGCTGGCAACAAAGTTCCAGAGTATGATACATTTGAATACTGGCGTGCTGTAGAGAACCAGTCTAAGCTGATGATTGAAGAATCAACTGAAGGGGAAGATGCAGCGAAAGTAAATGATCCTGTAGAGAGTATTGACGCCCTGTGTGATGAACTGTTTGTACTAGCTTGGCGTATTGAGCAACACACTCAGGCAGGATTTGATGTGATTGGTGCTATGCAACAAGTGATTGACAACAACTCTAAGAAAGTGTTTAATAGTTACTACGAAGCTTGTACAGCTAAAGAAGGGCTGGCGTTTAAGTATTGGGATGAAGAGTTTGTAGTTGAAACTTCAATCCATAATGGACTTCCTTTCTACACTGTACGGGATAGCAATAACAAGATTCGTAAACCAGTTGACTTTATTACTGTAGAATTGGAAGACTTTATTCCAAGCTAGGAGAAAACATGCTTACAATGAAGTGGCAAGTGGATATCCCAGACGAAGCCTACTACAATGGGTTGGTTGCAAGCGGGATGGCTTATGAGTTCTACCCTGACCTGCCTAATTCATGGTCGGAAGCAGAGAAAGAAATCCTTGCTTATCAAGCTAAAGTAGGATATTGTAGAAAGACTAGAGATAGTAATTTTGAGGCGAGTTGTAAATTGGAGGGAATTGAATGAGTGTAAGTGCTAAAGTAATTTGTGATAGTAAGTATCGTGATACACGACTTATTACACTGGAAGTGGAGATGCACCGATTCATTCTTCCTGAGTTCAACACTCATCGGATGATTAGTCGTAACTTCCAATCGTCCCGCGCTGTTCCGGTTGAAAAGATGATTGAACAAGTTCGTAATGACCCCGCAATTCCTGTTCATTGGGGTAAGAATCAGCCGGGAATGCAAGCTAAGGAAGAGCTTTCTGGTATCACACAACACCAAGTAAAATATATTTGGCGACAAGCAGCGACAGAGGCTGCATACTCAGCAGAGTCCATGGTTGAGTTTGGTGCCCACAAACAAATTGTAAACCGTATTCTTGAACCTTTCATGTGGACTAAGGGTGTTGCCACTGCTACAATCGATGACTGGCAAGCGTTCCTAAAGTTACGACTTGGACTGCGATGAGTGTTAAACTCTGGAAGCACAAAACGATGAAGTTCAATCTCAAGTGAAATCAACCGATCATGCCTAAACTTGCTGTCTGCAATTACTTTTGCACTTACGCTCATTCTTCCTCCTCCAAAATAACTTTACACTCTTCCCACGACCCCGGCAAATCTTTATAAAACTCCCAAGCCATTCCTGTGTCAACCAAACGATGATAATACTCTTTAGTTGTTACGTCAAGCTTCCAATTTAATGTCATTGGTTTTTGTTCTGTATTCATACTTTAAACTCTTCAGGAATACAAGTATTAAGTTCTGGTCGCATATGTGACTTCAATTTCATTACTTTATTATCAGAACTGCGCTTGACCGTATAAAGACGCTCACCTTCAAATAAAGTTTCATCAATATAGAATTCACCATCTTCACGAGATTCTAGATATTCTTTACTAGTTTGTGCATATGTGAAGCTAGTTGTGATCTTCTGAGCATTATTTGAGCACACTGTCTCCCAAGCAAGCTTTGTTTTGCAACCATAAGCTTCCAGTAAATGTTCAAGATATGTATTCAGATACTTGATATCCATTACAGCATCCAACACTTCTAGAAGGTCTTCTTCTGAACAAGCATCCTCAAGTTCATTCACTTCTTCTAAGAGAAGTTTAGATTGTGCTTTCACTTGCTTCCAAACTTCCCAGTGATCGCCCATAGCTGGTTGATTACCGATTGCATAACCGAACTTGATACATTCTTTCTTTGACACCAAAACTCTCCTTAATTATTAACAATAATACTGTAAATATCTTCCCACGAATCTGTCACAAAGTCTACATCTCTTTCATCATCCTCAACACTTGTCTTATAAACTCCATTATTCGTGGTTTTATAACCCCCGAAAGACATATAAAGACTGCACGAAAAATATGTAAGCATATCAATTACGTAAATATCGAAAATATCCTTGTAAACACCAGTTAAAGTGTCAGCGACATAATCATCGTATATTTTAGTATATAAATCTAAGCCTAAAACACGAACAATTTCAGTTGTCTGAGCGATATAAATGTGTGGTTTTAATTGGTCAATATCAATATTCCCACTAAACGCTGTTAGAGTGGGAATATCTGTATCTTTTAAAAATAGTTTTACTTGTATCATTTTTCTTTAACGGTATCTAGTTCGTCTTCACTATCGAAATTCTTTAAATCTAATTTAATATTCGAGTCGATTAATTTGAAAACACTACCTAGCGCATTTAAAATTACTTTTCTGCTAGGGTTTATGTGCTTTCTATAAATTTCTTTTAAGGCTATTTCTCTTTCGTCAGCGTTACTTGAAAATCCACTTCCTGTGCTTTGACTTTCATATAATATTTTAGGTGCCGAATGTGCAACGATTAATTTTCTTTCTGCTTCTTCAGAATAAAAAACGTTTTGGTTGTTTAATTCTGGAGGCGCTACACGATCAATAGTTGTCGAAGCTTCCGCTCCATCATTCATTGAGACAATTACAGTACTTGTTTTATCAGTACCACAAACTTGCTCTCGTCTTTTTTTAGCTTCTTCTTTTGCTGCGTCTTCACTACCTGCAAACCCCCCGTTATAATTAATTACTGTTATCTCAGGTAAGTAGTTTTTGAAATGTTTAATTGCTGAGTTCGAAAGTTCGCCTTCAACTTCCGCCCAAGGTATGCCAGAAAAATAATCAGGAATAGGAAAAAATGGTTCAGTAGTTGCTTTTCTGAAATATAAAATTTCTAGTCCGTTACCTTTATAAACACCTGTAAACTTTGGATAAAGTTGTGGTTTGTATTTACTTCTTTTTTTCCAATCGTAAGAATACCAATACCCATCAACCCCGTAGTTATCTTTTTCAGAATAATTAATCCCTAATTTATAAATAGGCATATATTCCATTTTTAAAGGTATTTCTAATTCGCTCCAAATAACCTGGACAGACGCCCCACCGAATTTTTTATAATCGTGGCAAATCTTTTCTACATCTTCATCGCTAATATATGAGGATAAGTCCTGTCCATTTAAATCTACCAAACCATCACCAAAAATATAACTAACGAATGCGTTAATAATACTCGAGTTTGTAGGCGAGTCATCATAAGCATCGATATATCTTTGGAAATTTTCGTTATTATTTCCGTTCAATACCCATTCTTTTCCGTATGCTGGTTGGATGTCAATAGGTTGGTGCTTTGAAAATTTAATTTCAGAACCAAAAGTAAAAACTTTGCTAGATATATCTTGCGTTTGTTTGTTGTCTGTACTCATAATTTTGTATATCTGTACCTTCTTTTAGCACAATTAATTTACCTAAATAGATAATCGTTTCATCTTTTAATATTTGAACCTCGTATTTTTGATTTTCAGCAAAAGTTAGGGGTTGATTTGTAATCGTTATCTCTAATTTTTGCCCAACTTCAAAAGTAATGTCAGGAGTTAATACCTCGTCAGTAAATTCATTACGTAAAATTAAGGAAATATTATCTATTTCTAAAGGATATTCACGTGGAATTACGGTAAAATATAATTGAGTATCTAAAAAAAGTACTTTCATTTTTAAAATTTATAAAAAAAGTCGTAACGATTGCTACGACTTTTAAATTTACTTAACCAAATATTAGTAAGCCATTAATGCAGCAGCATAACTAGTTAAAGCCGTACCGCTTAAAATATAACCTTTTGAAAAATCAGGCTCCATTGTTTGGATATTAACAGTATAACCTACTAAATCCCCAATTGTTCCACCTGTATCACCATCGGCAGTATTTACCATAGCCCCGTTTTGAGTTCCTGCAACTGCAATTTTTCCGTTTTTATATTCAATAAAGAATACAAATTCTCCTTTCATTAAAGTTTCTACCATAGTTGTAATTTCAACCTCTCCATTTTCTGGAATATTGAAAATACAAGGTAAATTTCCTGTAACTCCTGAGCTTCTATTATCCCCACCAGAAACACCATTTTCAAGGTATTTAGTAGTGGTATTTTTTAATTCTAATCTTGCAATCGAATTAGCCCCATACATAGCAGGTAGAGTTGTAACACCCGTAACTGTTTTTGTGATCAAGTCCAAGGCGTCATACGGCGCGATACCGATAGCCTTAATACCAGCCTGTTTAGATACACAGGCTAACTTCATGCTTTTTGTCAATACAACACAATCTGCCATAATTATAAGTTTTTAAAAGGGGTATGTTTCAACCCCTTGTTAATATTATCCTCCGTAAAGAACATTTTTACCTTGTCTTGACACGTGAACAGACCATGCATTGATGTTTCTGAAGTATTTAACATCTGAACCGTTTGCATATTCTCCAACCTCTAACATATTGTCGTCAGATTCTAAATCCATATTTAATGCTAATGATTTTGAAGGAGCGCCTAAAATTACATTATCAGGCAATTCAACGAAGTTAATCGCAATACCATTGTAACTAATATTGTCGTTTTCATCTAAAAAGTTTTTGTTAGATGCAGCACCTACTGAATTGTTAGCAATTTTAATTAACGCTTTTACTGATAAAGGCGCATTTAAAATGTACGGATTAAATTTGTCATCTCTTTCAACAACTGGAATTTTAACGTAAATTTTAGCAAACTCATCAGCTACGTTTGCTGAAGTTAAAGTAGTACCCGTTACCTTAATATAAGTACCTAACCCAGCAGTTTTTGTCGCATTCCACGCATTGTATAAAGTTGAAGCTAACCAACCGTTTCTTAATGTTGTAGGTAAAGCTGCAATTTTAGTTTGCATAGCTGCAGTAATTGAACCTTGACCTGCACCAGGTGTTAAAGCTGCAATAGCAACTTTTGTAGCCGCGTCAACCCCAATCCATCTTTGTACTTGTGCTTTATAAGCCACTTTACCGCCTAGTTGGTCGGCTGCTAATTGCATAAATCTTGAAGAATCAATATTTGCAGCACCTGGACTCATATCATCAGCGAAAGGCGTATCTCTTAACGTGTCAGTTAAAATATCAACCTTACTTTCTCCTTTAACATGATTTACTTGGTAATCAAACAAAGTGAAATTTCCATCAGCAGTTAATGCTTGACCTGTGTACGCTTGCTCATTTACATCGTTTGAAGTTTCTGTTTTAGTAACTCCGTGTTTTGCTCCTGTATCAACTGCAATAATTCCTTTTGCGATTGATTGGTCTTGGTATAACTGCTCTACTGCAATCTCTGCAATTTGTCTACCTCTTACCGCTTCTTTTCCTGTATAGTCTAAAGCCATTTTTTATATTATTTTAAATGTTGTTTCTTAAATTTTTCTAAATCTGTCATTCTTTCCCCTTTAATACATTAAATACATACTCAATGTTAAATATAAACATCCATACAGTAGTTATCATAAGTAGATAATCATACCATGATGTTATGTGATTTACTTCTGCTATAGCTTCTAGTATATAAAATGCAAACTCTATTCCCATAAACATAACTATATAATTAATAAATAGCTGGATTGAGCTGTATTGTGCCATTACAAACATTCGTCTATAAAACCTATTCATCTTCAAATAATCCTCTTTAATTTAGATAATCCTTACAATGGCACGTTTTTACAAATGGAGCATAAATAATCTGATTTGACTCTAGCAGTAGGTGCAAATATTTAACATATAAATCAAGATCGTTAAATGTTATCCCATTAGCAGATTCTATAACTACTGAATGTTTTAAGTCTAAAATTGTTTCTATTGTTTCTGTATACTTTTCTAGTCTTGAAATAGATGAGCATTGGCAATCCGATAATATCGAGTTATAGTGTATTTGTTCATAGTGATATGCTTTTATTACGAATGCTACTTTATTTATATCATCTGATAATATTTCACATAGTTGATAAAACTTATCTATTGTATCCATGATAATATTGTAGCACCTTTATTCATAATTGGAACTCTTTTTTAATATCAATCACCTTAGCTATCTTGCTATCAATCTTTCTTTGTATATCAGACATAAGATTTGCTATTCTGCGCTGTGGTCTGCTTGCTATCGACCCACCGTTTCTATACTCTTCACGGTACATATCTATTGAGCGTCCTAGTATTGCTATTTCAGCTTCTAAGTGTTGGATTAGTCCTTGTGGTGTGATACCAGTTAATTCCGTATATTCTTTACGTGTACATTGGTACACTTCTTCAAGCGAAAAGGTCATTTTACTTCCATCCAACTTCCCATGATAAACTTAGAGTCAATAGAATAAACTTCACCCCAAGCTTCACCATCTTTCCACTTTAACTCACCATTTTTTACAAAATAGCAGTATGCATTATGGTCTATTGGTCGCATCTTCTTCCCACCATAACGCATCATGTGCAATGCTCTGCTAAATGTGTATGTTTCTCTTGTGTTTTTCATCTTTACCCCTTAATTATAAACTGATAACAGCCCTGCAAATGTACTTCCCCGATAAGCGAGGTGGTGATGAGCCGTATTCTCATCAGGTTAGCATGGATTTAAAGAGAGCTTTTATCAATTTACTTTTTATGGCGGATAAATTAGGACTCGAACCTAAATGAGTTTTACCTCGATGAGTTAGCAACCCATTGCAATACCATTATGCGATTTATCCATTTTTAATGACCACTCAACCTATCTTACGAAGCTCCCCTTGGGCACTTATCAGAAGAGTGGAACCTTTTGTGAAACATACACAGAAACCAAATATCAAAAGCCTCACTGGGGATGATACTTAAATTAAGTGGATATGCTTCATTAAAAGTTCAAATAACTTTCTACGCTACCTTATGGTAGTTTGTAGATGAACCGCACTTACGTCTAGTGCGATTGTACAGTGTTATTATATCACTAATAGCTTAAATTGTAGCTAAATTTGTAATTCTTTTATCTCAACTTCAATGCCCACTCTAAATGAATATTGTTTACGTGCTATAACGTAGCAAACTTGCGAATCGTCCACGTATGCGATACCGTTCAGCGCATCTTTAATTCCTTTTTGTAAGTTATCAATGTCAGGGCGTGACGTATGCCATATCGTTTCTTCTTTCTTCTTTTTGCTCCATGATTTTGGCTGCTCAAAATAAAAATCAACATACATTGCTATTGGTTTATCTGATACTTGAAAATGGCGTTTTGCTAGTAATGCAATGGCTTTTTTGTAATTGGTATATTTTTGGTCGTTGTATGTTCCATTGCGTGTGACTCTTGGGCGAGGTGCTGGAATTGGTGCTATTGGAAAGAATACTTTAACTATTTCCATCTTCATATTCCTTTCGTAATTTATTAGCGTATGCTATCTGTTCGTCCATTGAGTAAGTTTCACGCCATAGCTTAGTGCCTCCATGGGGAGATAGCTTACCGTTACGGTGATGTTCTTCACCACATAATGGAATTACTACCCTATCGTCCTTTTTGTCGTTAGAGTGTTCCTTAACGTGATGTAGTTCTATTTTATTATATTGACCACATACAAAACATTTTGGAGTTTGATTATGTAGCCATGCAAGATACTTTGGGTCTTTATGCGCTTTTTCTTTTAGTGGGGCGTGTCGCTTTAGTTGATCTGCTTTAGATAGTGACATCTTCTAACTCCTTTAATAAATTAACCCACGTACTCAAATTAGCCTCTTTTGGAATATTAGCTATATAAGCCCTTAGAGCTTCCACAGCTTCCACAGCTTCCAAGCGACTCACAGCATTCCCAAAGTATCTTGCATGGCTACATAATCAAACTCCAAAATGTTTTGTATGTGGTCAATATAATAAA